CTTCAGGAAGATCCAGCTGAAGGGCCAGTTCCCGTCCTACAACCCTGCTACAGAATCTCGCTAGATTGTCTGTTGCAGCCGAAAAGTCTCCGGAATGATACTTTTCTCCAGGTTGAAGAGGAGGCAAATCAGTCCAAACCACAGGTCGACCGACTAATTCGAATTGACGAATTGTCTTGAGTCCCTTCCAAAGCGCTAGCTGAAGTCCTTTGAGTGCATAGGTAGCTCTGCCGGGGCCCTTCGTGATTACACGAACCTTGAACGGTTCGCAAATCGGAACGGCCGTGCAAAGCATCTCTTCCTCATAGGATCCGAAACTAGGTTGGATCAGTGGTACTTGAACGGATTTTGAACCAAGATCGACCATCTCATAATCACCAATCTGCGTGAAATGGATGTCGTTCGCCTGACCACCTTCCTGGCGGTTAGATTCGAATGAGGCCTTAGTCGAAGGCTCCCAAAACTTGGTTTCAAAAGAAACTCGGGGAACAAGCAGACTCACGATTCGCTGAACTCTTTCTTTGAAGATTCTTCTAATCATGAACGTTTCATTTGTCTTCGGAACGAACACAATATTAGGCACAATCCGCTCTTTTGAGAGGGTGTCCCTATGTTTGCGTAAGTTCTTAATGACAAAGGATTCGTCCACGATTGGAGTACCCTTCTTAAGATAGAGGAACGCCTGTGCGTAAGTCCACTTCCTCGAGTCAAAGTCACTCATCAAACGTATCTGCCGTATTCTCTTCCTATATCCATGTGGGCCCAAGCAATGCTTGTTCCACTTGAATGGTAGGTCAATTTCCGGTAGAGGCGTCTGACCAGTGATGTAACTAAAAATGTTGCAGGACAAGTATTTAGCTACTTCTTCGGCTCGGTTCTTCAGGTAGAGTATATTCCATTGCAAAAGCAAGCGCGAGTATTCTCCTGAAGTCAGATCTTCCTCTCGAGGGAGACCTGCTGAGCAGAAGCAGAGGCGGATTCTTTCAACCAGCTCTAGGGCATGGTACCTCAACTTCTCTTCCCGATTTCCTTTGAGCTCGATTTGTCGTCGAGTTCGAACGGAATTGGAAATGTCGGCAAGCATTACCGACATGGAGGTTTTAATCTCAGTCATTTCACTCTGCGTGACTTGATTATGGGACACCTCTTCCAGACCCACCCGAAGTACAAGATATGATAGTTTGCGTAAAAACAAATTTGAAAATCTGT